CGTCGTAAAGCAATGATGGCTAAAGCTCCAATTATGCCTAAAAGAATGATGGCTAAAGATGGTGGTAAAGCTTGTAAAGACGGTGGTGATGTTGAGAAAGAACTAAAAGCTCATGCATCTAAGCCTGCTTCAAAAGCACACGCAGGTCTTAAAAAAGGTGGCATGGCTTGTAAAACAGGTGGTGTAGCTCTAGGCAACGGTGGTGGCTACAAAAAAGGTGGCATGGCTAAACACAAGATGAATATGGGTGGTACAGCATATAAAAAAGGTGGAATGGCTTGTGCAACAGGTGGTGTTACTTTGGGTAACGGCGGTGGCTACAAAAAAGGTGGTAAAGCTTGTGCTACAGGCGGTGTTGCTCTTGGTAATGCAGGTGGTTACAAAAAGGGTGGCGCGTCAAAAAAAGCATATGCTAATGGCGGAAGTGTAAATGACGAAGGCAAAGCCATTAGTATGCCTCAAGGAAACAAAAAGCCTTCAAGCCCTGTAAGCATCAGTAAGCTCTCAGGTACTTTCAAAAAAGGTGGCAATGTATCTTCAAAAGAGTTACAAGGCTTCTTTAAGAAAGAAAACGCAACCGCAATGAAAGAGTCTAAAGCCAAACTTTTAGATAAGTACTCTCCTTATCAAAAAGCAGGCGGTGGTCAAGTAAGTGACACAGAGTATGAGTCAGTCATGAAAGCTGAGAAATCAGGTAAAAAAACTATGATTGATAAAACTAAAGGCGCTACTTCTGATAAGGATAAAAAATATTCATCAGGAATGACTGACACTGATATTGACAAAATCATTTCTTCTAAAGAAGTAAAAGAAGGCATGTCTCGTTTTGTTGATAAAAAACGCGGTGGTAAAGTAGGTAAGTAACTTAGGATAGGGGAGGAAACTCCCCTTCCACTAATTTTAAAGGATTAATTATGTCAACATTGACTAATGTATTTTCGGCACATAGAGATTCGACAGGCACTATTTATAGTGGCGCAACAAACCTAGCAGGTTACCAATTAGCGTCGGGTGCTGTTGCAGGTGAAATCGTATTTCGCGATGGCGGATCAGGTGGAACTGTTTTGTTAAGAGTAAACATTACAACTAACACAGCAGTTATCTCAACGCTAATACCAGGTAACGGTATACGTTTTAATACAGACATCCATGTAACATTGCCTGCAAGTGCCTCTGTTACTATTTTCTGTGGGTAAAAAATGCCACTTATTAAATCAAAGTCAGAAAAAGCTTTTAAGAAAAATATCTCTACGGAAATAAGATCAGGAAGACCTATGAAGCAAGCTGTAGCTATTGCTTATTCAGTTAAGCGTGACGCTAAAAAAGCAGATGGTGGGGTAGTTAGCTCTTTAAAAAAAGCAGGCTTTTATGATGAAGAAAACAACAAACAAAAAAGATTAAGTATTATTAACAAAGTTACAACTAAACCTGAAAGGCTTGAAATGGTTGATAAATTATTTTTAAAGAAAAAAGCAGAAGGTGGATCTCTTAAATCTGTAGATAAAGAGCAAAACCCTGGCCTTGCTAAATTACCAACAGAAGTTAGAAACAAAATGGGATATATGAAAAACGGGGGATTATATGCAAATATTCAAGCAAAACGTCAAAGAATTAGTCAGGGTAGTGGAGAAAAAATGCGCAAAGCTAATTCTGAAGGCGCGCCATCATCTCAAAACTTTAAACAAGCTGCTAAGACTGCAAAAATGAAACGTGGTGGTGGAGTGCAAAACCCCTAACATGGCTGTTAACGCTTCAGGTAACTATACAAAACCTAATTTAAGAAAAAGAATCTTTAATCAGGTCAAAGCTTCTGCCACTCACGGAACAGGTGCAGGACAGTGGTCAGCTCGTAAAGCTCAACTTGTTGCTAAAAAATACAAAGAAGCAGGTGGTGGTTATAAAAAAGACGGTGGAAAAGTTTCGTGGTAGGATGGTCAAAAAAATATAAATCATCTATTGACTGTGACAATCCAAAAGGTTTTTCGCAAAAAGCACATTGCGCAGGAAAAGAAAAGAAAATGGCAGATGGTGGATTAGCTAAACCACAACAATCACTTAAAGCATGGGGTGAACAAAAGTGGAGAACTAAATCAGGTAAAAAATCTAGCGAAACAGGGGAAAGATACCTACCTGAAAAGGCTATAAAAGCGTTAAGTCCACAAGAATACGCCGCTACAACTAAAGCAAAAAGATTAGGTAAGGCTAAAGGTAAACAGTTTGTAGATCAACCTAAAAGTATAAAAGAAAAAGTAAAATCCTATAGGATGTTTTAACATGGCAAAGAATGTAAGTTTATCTATTGGTCGAGGTGAAAAACTTCCTGTATCTCAAGGTGCAGGATTAACCGCTAAAGGTAGAGCTAAACTAAACAGAGAAACAGGATCAAATTTAAAAGCACCACAACCTGAGGGCGGAGCTAGAAAGAAAAGTTTTTGTGCTCGCATGTCGGGCGTAGTTAGAAATGCAAAGGGTGATGCGCCAAGAGCAAAGGCGTCATTAAGAAGATGGAATTGCTCAGGTTGGTAAAGGAAAAACATGTCTTATTCAGGTACCGTAGGAACAACAGTAGTCAATATCCAAGAAATTATAGATCACTCAGCTCGCCGTTGTGGCAAGTTAGCTGAGGAACTTACTTCCGAACAACAACTTACTGCAAGGCAATCACTTTATTACTTTTTATCTAGTCTAGCCAATATAGGCATTAACTATTGGGCTATTAACAAAAAAGTATTAGGTCTTACCCCAAACAAGTACATATATAATTTACCCGAAGGTTCTACAGACGCACTAAATGTTCTTTATCGTACATTAAATCGTCCGTCAGGAACTCTTGCAACATCTGTAGGATTATCTACAGGAGTTTTAGCAAGCATCGGTGATGAAAATATTGATACCTACGCTGTACAAAGTTCTGCAAATGGAAATTTTTCTATTAACTTTGGAACAAATAACGATATATACGCAGGCTCAATAGGCTTCATGCCATTTGTATCGGGTGGAGGATCTGCAACCGCATCCTTAATATACGAATTCTCTACTGACGGAACAAATTGGAATACATTAGAAGATTTAGGATCTGTTGTCATTACTGACAAGCAATGGATATGGACAGATGTCGACCCAGGGCAAAGCGTACAGTATTACAGAGTGCGTGGATATAATGGCACAACTTTATCTGTTCGTGAATGGTATGTTGGTAATAACAGCACTGAAGTGATGATGTCTCGTTTAAATCGTGACGATTACACAAATCTACCAAACAAAAATTTTACAGCCAATCAACCTTTTCAATTTTGGTTTAATAGAACTATACCTGAGCCATCTTTATACCTATGGCCTGTTCCTTCAGATGCATTTGTACAAGTTACTGTTTGGTATTCACGCGCAATCATGGATGTAGGTGCATTAACTGACGAATTAGAAATTCCACAAAGATGGTACGAAGCTATTGTGATGAACTTAGCACATAGACTTAGCTTAGAGTTACCACAAGTTCCCATGGATAGGGTAGCATATCTCGAAAGAATGGCGGCGCAGTATTTGAATGAAGCCGAACAAGAAGAAAGAGATAAGTCTCCAATCTATTGGGCACCTAACATTAGTGTGTATACAAGATAATGCCTATATTTTTAGACACTGAAGGATTAGCTAGTCTTGCTATAGGAGTATGTGATCGATGCAAGATGAAAAGAGCTTTTGTACGACTAGGTCGTGATCCAAACTTCCCTGGTCTTCGCGTATGCGATGAAGGATGTCAAGATCAATTTGACCCTTATAGATTAGCCGCAAGACAGACTGAAAGAATTAATTTAAGATTTGCTCGTCCTGATGTTAGCTTAGCGGTAACAGATAATAGCTTAATTACAAACGACCCAAATAATTATACTATTTCACCCGAACAAAACACACAAACGCCTGAAGATAATGGCAATTTAGATAACTTAACTGTGAGTCCCTAAAACATGGCAAATGTACAGATAACCCAATTACCCGCAGCAGGAACCCTTACAGGAACCGAGCTAGTCCCTATTGTACAAAACGGTGTAACTGTTCAAACGACAACAGGGGACATTACCTCAGGTCCATCATTAACACAAACTTTTCTTACAATTAACAATGAGTCTACATTAGCAAACAGTAGATATTTAACGGTAACCTCAGGTTTATCTCTTACTGACGGTGGAGCACAATCAACTTATGCTATCGGAGTCACAGGCGCTCTAGCTAACCTTAATGCTTTAGGTACAGGAATCGTTGCAAAAACAGGTGTATCCACACTTTCAAATAGAACCATTACAGCAGGCACAGTAGGTTTATCACTCACAAATGGTGATGGCGTATCAGGAGATCCAACTGTAAGTCTTACAGGAGCTCCACTAACCCTAGCTCAAATTGCAGGGTCAGGCATGCTTTCAATAAGTGGTAGCGTTGTTAATCCAAGACAATTAACAGGAACAGTAAATCAAATTACTATAGCCGATGGTACAGGTGCTAGTGGAGATCCTACTTTTAGCATTACTGACAACCCAATATTGCCTGGTACCGCAGGTGTAAAAGTCCCATCAGGTACTACAGGACAAAGACCCGCAGGATTAAATGGTCAAGTTCGATACAACACAACTACTAATGAGTTTGAATTTTATGAAAATAATGTTTGGGTAAGTTACGGCGAAGGTGACGGCTCAGTCACTAGCGTAGCTATGACAGTTCCTACAGGATTGTCTGTATCAGGTTCTCCAATCACAGGAGCAGGAACTTTAGGTGTTACATACGCTTCAGGTTACTCAATACCTACTAATGCAAGCCAAGCTACTTGGGATACAGCATATACATTAGCAACAACAGCAGTTCAGTCAGTTAGTGGTACAACAAGTCAAATTACATCAACAGGAACTACTGCGATTACCTTAGCTCTTGCAAGTAATCCTGTCATACCTGGTACCTCGGCTATTACTGTACCTATTGGAAATACAGCACAACAGGGGTCTGTAGGTGACGGAGCTTTTAGATATAACTCTCAAACACTTCAATTTGAAGGTCGTATTAATGGAACATTTACTCCGTTTGCTGCCGCGGGGATTGGGGTTTTATCCGTAGCAACAGGTACAGGATTGACGGGCGGTCCAATTACATCGACAGGAACTATATCAATTGCAAACACAGGTGTTTCAGCTAATACCTATGGATCACAAAATCAAGTTCCTGTATTTGCTGTCAACGCACAAGGTCAAATTTCCTCTGTTACAAACACAGCAATTAATAGTGTTGCATTAACCACAGGAACAATTTCAACTACCCCATCAAGTGCATCTGACATTGTTAACAAAGCTTACGCTGATAGTATTGCGTCAGGTATTAACTTCCATCAGTCTGTTGTTTATGCAACAACTGTTGATTTAGGTACAGTTATTTACAACAACGGAACTTCAGGTGTTGGAGCAACCCTTACTAAAGATACACCATTTTCAACACTAGCTATTGACGGACATACTTTTGTATCTCCAACAGACATTGGTAAGCGCGTACTTATTAAAGATCAAACCAACAGTGCCTATAACGGTGTTTATACAGTCACTAATGTAGGATCAGGAGCTAGTGCATGGGTGCTTACTCGAGCAACTGACTTTGATTCTACAGGATCAGGGGTTGATCAAATTGACGCAGGTGACTTCTTCTTAGTCACAGCAGGAGCTACACTAGCCAATACATCATGGGTTCAACAAACACCTTTACCTATCACCATAGGTACAACAGCAATTGTATTTACAGAATTTGGCGCTCCTATTACTTATTCAGCAGGAACAGGACTTGATTTAAATGGCACTGTATTTAGCTTAGAAACCCCTGTTACAATAGCAAACGGTGGTACAGGACAAACAAGTGCCAACGCGGCTTTAAATGCACTTTTACCCGCACAAACTAATAATACCTTTTTAAAATCAAACGGAACAAATACAAATTTTGCTTCGTTACCTACTTTTTTACCTATTGTAACTCATGCAGGACCAACTGTACAAATTCCTGTGGCAAATGGATTTTTTACTGTTTTACTCAACAACGGAGTTACCTATGTTAATATTACAGTCTTCTAAGGAATAGATTATGACAGCTTATTACCCATTAGTTTTAGACGGTTCGCAGATTGAAGAGTTGCAAGCAGGAGATACGATTAATGCAACCGTGTCTAATGCGACCAATGCTACCAATATAAGTGGCGGAGCCGCAGGTTCAGTCCCGTACCAAACAGGAGCTACAGCAACTACATTTTTAGCTCTAGGCGCGTCAGGCTCGGTTATTACCGCAGGAGCAACGGCACCACAATATACAGCTCAATCTTCTTTAGCTGTCGGAACTGCAACTAATTTAGCAGGTGGTACAGCAGGCGCACTAGCATATAACTCAGGAGCGGGTGCTACTACATTCTTATCTCTAGGCACATCAACACACATTTTAACCGCAGGGGCTTCTGCCCCACAATATACAGATCCAAGTACAGTGACTGTAGGTACAGCAACAAACGCAACCAACGCAACAAACGCATCTAATGTTGCTATTACAACAGGATCAGCAACCACAAATTACTTAGCTTTTGTAACTGCAACAACAGGCAATTTACCTGTTCTAACGGATACAGACTTAACTTACAACGCAACTACTAACGCTCTTACAAGCGGAATTAGTGGTGGAACTTTTTCTTAAATATGGTAAAATTCACGCTTAAAAGGATTTAATTATGGCACAATCAGGATTCACCCCAATCTCTCTTTACCACAGCACAACCGCTACGGCGCAACCGCTAGCTGCTGATCTTGTTGCGGGCGAATTAGCGCTTAACACGCTTGACGAAAAGTTATACTTTAAAAACAGTGCAGGAACTGTAAAGTTATTAGCTTCTAGCGCAGGAACCACTAATGTATCGTCTATTACCTTTGGATCAACAGGATTAACCCCAAGCACAGCAACCACAGGTGCAGTAACAGTAGCAGGTACTTTAGCTATTGCTAACGGCGGTACAGGTTCTACTTCCACTACATACTGTTCACTGACAACTAACGTCACAGGTACTTTGCCTATCGCTAATGGTGGCACAGGATCAGCTTCAACTACTTACTGTAGTCTTACCACTAACGTTACAGGCACACTTCCTGTAGCTAACGGCGGAACAGGTGCTACAACACAAACAGCTTACGCTGTTCTTTGTGGTGGTACAACATCAACAGGCGCTTATCAATCCATTGCTTCCGTAGGCACAGCAGGTCAAATATTAACATCAAACGGCGCAGGTGCATTACCAACATTCCAAGCGGCAGGTGGCGGATTTGCTTCAGGAACTGTGATGTTGTTTGCACAAACAGCGGCTCCTACAGGTTGGACAAAAAATACAACAACAGGTGATAACAGTGCATTGCGTGTTGTAACAGGAACAGCATCCACAGGCGGTTCTCAAGGCTTTACAACAGCATTTGCATCACAAACACCAACAGGTTCTGTAACTATTAGTTCTGTGTCAGGTAGCGCAGGTGCAACAACATTGACGACTCCACAAATTCCAAGCCACT